AAGACGGTATCGGGGCCATTCGTGAGGGCGCTCACGGCCAACCATACCTAGTGCTTGCCCATACCGTCCGGGGCTTGTCAGTCCCAGCGGAAATTCCCAGGTCGGCAAGTTCGTCCTTGGTGTACCAGATGTTGGCTGACGCCACAACTGGGTTACGCCTGTAGGAGTAGTTGCCTTCAGTTTCTTCGGAGATACCTTCGGGGTCACGAAGAACGCGGAGCACGGCGCCTACGACTTTGTCCTTGACGAAATCAGGATCAAGTCCTGTGCCAGTGGCTGGGTCGTAGGCGGCCATGCGAGCGACGATGTTGGGTGCCTTACGAATCAGCAGGCGGACTGCTTCATCGATCTTCTGTTGGTACCACTCATCGAGGTTTTCCAGGTCCAGCTCGCCCTCGTATGATTCCTCAAGATCAGTCGAGAGGAACCCGAGAACATTAGACATGGTGACCTCCTAGTCGGCGAGGCGTTCGATCAGCTCGGCCTTGGTGCCGTTGGGGTCAAGACCCGCCTCTTCGGCCAGGAGCTGCAGTTCACGCTTGGTGAGTTTGTCGAGGTCTACCTCGTCGTCCACGTCTTCCACGGTCCCGCCGACTTCAGGAGGAAGCGTGTTGGGGGACGTGAAGCCCGTTGCCGGGTCATCCGGTTCGTTCTCCGGGTCCGTGAGACGGACGTCAACTTCATCGTCAGCCTCGTGATTGCCACCGTAAACGTGATCGCCAACGAGCTCAAGTGCCCAGTCAGGAACTTCATCGCCAGGAGCGAACCAAACAGATTCAGCCGGGTCTTTGTGGACGGCGACATAAGTATTGAATTTCTTAGCCATTGTCTAACCTTTCTCAAAAGTATGGGGCCCACATCACCGCGAAGTAAGTGGGCCCCACACAGATGGGTTGATTAGGCAAGCACCTTGGCTGAGAAGCTCAGCGCAGCGTTGCCCAGGACCGGCATGCCGATGGCATCCGAGATAACTTCGGCGATGACCGGGGGCTGTTCGTTGCGGTATACACCAGCAACAATGCCTGCCTGCTCATCGTCGGCGATGCCCCAACCGAGGTCGGTGGCGGTGAGGGTCGTGCCCCAGTAGGTCTTGCCGAGCATGTCGGAGTCCTGGGCGGCCGGCAGGTACAGAACCTTGTTGACGGGCAGCACGGGGGTAAGAGTACCCTCGAAGTTCACCCGGCGGTCGAAGATGGTGATGGGAGGCAGGCCCTCATCGACCAGGATCGAGTTGATTTCGCCGGCAGTCATCGGACGGCCAGTGACGGTGTTCTGGAACTGCGTGCCCTTACGGAACTGTGAGTACACAGTCGAGGACATGACCATGACACCCGGGTTGACCGCGTTGGTTGCGCGGTAGGTGTCCTGCCATGCGAGCAGGTCCGCGATGCGGTCCGTGCCAGTGATGGACCAGTAGGCAGCCGCCGTAACGGTGTGGCCTGCAGGACGACCGAAGTCGTCATCGATCTTGAAGTTCGACTGGGCCACGGTGGCCTTGCCGGTGTCGAGGACCACACCACGCAGGAGTTCCATGCGGTCAGAGACAGCACGGACAACGCGATCAGCGGTCTTCAGGATGGAATCGAGCATTGCCTTCTCGGAGGCGTTGCGCTGACGGAGGGCGCGGTATTCGGAGATGGCGATCTTCTGGCCGATGGCCGGGAGTTCGATCATGACCCGCTTGCCGCCTTCTTCCTTGCCGTATTCCGGCTCAGCGTCGTAGGCACGGAACCGAGCGGTCTGCGTGAGACCAAAGGCTCCAACGTCGAAGGACACCGCGATGTCCGGGACGTGCTCGTTGTTCAGGTAGGTCTCGAGTGACCCCTGGCGAGCTTCATATGCAGCGAGAGACTCGCGCATGTAACCGGTCAGTGTTGCAGGATCGATTACGTCAGTCCAAAGAGTTACCATTTGTTAGTCACCCCTTCCTTAGATGAAGACGAACGTGGTGTTGACGGACTTCGCAGCGGCCGCGGGCCGAACGAAGGTGATGGGCAGGTTTGCCACCTTGACTCGACCGTGGTCGATCAGAGGAGCATTGAAGTCCTCAGTGGCGGTAGCGCCCGGGGCAACACCCAGGGGCTGGTCGGTCAGGATGAAGCCGGCAAGAATGCCAGCGCCCGTGGTCGTGCCTTCAGTTGCATCGTACGGGACGAGAACGCCACCGACCTTTGCGACGGGCATGCCGGACGGGATGTACCCGTTGGGGTAGTGAGTTGCAGCGGTGAACGTCGAGATATCGACAATCTCAGTGCGGGCGTTACGGAGTCCGTGACCCGAGCCCAGCCATGTCATATCCCCTGCGACGTATTCCCGCTCAGTGCGAAAACGAGGCATTGTCTAACCTTTCTTGTTTCGGCTCGCGTACAAGTCGCGGCCGTTGGTGACTGAAGTGGCGCCGTCAGCTGGACGGTACCCCTGGTGGTTCTGGCGTTGCTGCCTCTGCTGGGTGCCCGCGGGGGCAAGTGCCTCCACACGCCTCTGAATCTTGTCGGCATCAATCTCGCCGTCGTCCTTCAGATAAACGCTGTGGTTGACATCCTCCAGAAAAGCGTCGAGGAGTTCCTTGGACAGCTTCCCGGCAGCAGCGGACTTGAACTCGGCCTTGACGAGTCGGGGAGCAAGCTTGGCCTGTTCCTCACGGCGAGCCTTATCGGCTGCCTCTCGTACGGCGTCGTCCAGGAGCTTCTGGTCGGGCTTCTTGTTCGCTTCCTCAGCCTGACGCCATTTCTCAGCGTCGGCCTTCTGCTGGTCGTAATCCGCACGGGCATTTGCTGTGCCCTCATGTTTCCGTGCGTGGTGCTTCCAGTAGGCGATCTGCTGCTTGTCATCCATCTCGACGAGCGGCGTGTCCTTCGGAAAACCGAGGTCCTTGTCAGAACCCCCACCACCTGAGCCACCCTTGTTAGAGTCGTCGCCTTCAGCGAACCTCAGCTGGGTCGGTTTACGCATTGCCATTGTGATTTCTCCTTGTCGGAAGGGTTTGCTCCATGTCGGGGCTATTCGGGCTGATTGTACCATGAGCCTGGCTCATAACCAATAGACCGAAAGATTTAGTCGTCGTCGTTAGTTTCCTGGCTGCGGAACAGCGATATCTGGGCCAGGATGCCTTCGACAATGTGTGGTACTTGTGAGGATGACGCCATGACGTATTCGCCACCCCCATCGTCTGGTTCGCTTAGGTCGATTACGTGGCTGAGCAATACCCAGTCACCCAACACATAACCTTCGCCACCAGCCGACTCCTTGATGTGGGCTTCGAGAGCCTCACGCAGCTTTTCCCAACTGGGATGCTGTGAACCTGCGCCACTCATGCTGCTTTCCTCCCCCGGCGACGTGGACGCGCCATTTCCTGGGCTTCGGCATTGAGCACACGCAGACGTTCCTGCTGCCATTGAATGGCTTGTGCTACATCCTCACCCGAGCGTGATCGTTCAAGCAGTCTCGGGAGAGAACCGTTGAGCGATTTGATTTGTGCGTCCACCGACTCACGTCGGGAGTAGTTCGTATGCTTCGGCAGCTTACGGCCAGCAGACCTGTTGGGTGCGCCTTCCTCTACAAGATACGGTCCCAGTTCCCCGTGATCGTCAATCTTGTAACGCACCCGGGACAGAGCCTGGGCCGATGTGCCACCCGCGAGCGAGTACAGTTGCTGGAGGTCCTCTTCGTTGAAAGTGTTCCCCGGGTCTTCTGATCCAGCGATTGGCATTACACCGCAGTTGCAGTGATCGTGGATCGGCAGCAATTGTTTCTTCTTGTACACGCGAGTTGAAGCAGCAATGCAAAGGCCGCATGATGTACCCGACTCAGAAAGCTCGGGATGCAGCACACGACGGTAGCCCGTTATCTTCGGTGTGGCTCGGAAGATCTTGTTTGCCTGGTCCCGCATAGCGAGTTCCATGTCAAGGTCCCCGAGTGCTTCCACACGCTCGATAGCGATCTGAATTGCCTCAGCGTCAGATTTGCCAATTGACTTGGCGTACCGATACTGTTCGGCGGGTCGGTTCCATTCGTCGAGCGCGGAAATAGCGCGCAACGTGTTCTCTTCGTCCTGCGCGTCAATCTCAGCTTCCGTGGGGAAGTCAAGATCCTCGAACTGCTGGTACACGAA